TCATTGAAACTTTCAGGATAGTATTGACGTATGTAGTCTACAAAACTCTTGCGTAGGGTTTCAAAGTCATAACTTTGAAAGTCGGCTTCGCGATAGGTTTGATAGATTCTTTTCCAATCTTCAACGCCAAATACAACTGTTTGTCTTGTGGTACGTGCCATAATATTCCGTTTCTTTTATTTATTGCAAAAATAAACGGCGTAGTTATACAAAACTGGCTCGTCTTGTTTGTTGATCAAAAAATATGCTCAATTGTTCTGCGGTAGTGCCTGGAACTATCTGTACTTGCAATTCAATCAAGACTCCATTCTGCTGAGGATAGTAATTTACGTCGCTGAGGTATACACGTGGATCTCCACCTGCAATTCGTTGTATTTCCGCTAAAATAGCAGTTTCTGTAGTTGTGTCTTGATTTTCAAAAACGTAATCCAACAAGGTAGATCCATAGTCAGGTCGACCTGGCAAGGTGCCTTGACGAATATTGAACGCATTAAGAAGATCACGCTTGACCAATTCTCCGTCGGTTAGCGTGAATTTTTTGTATTGATTAATAGTGCTGTATCCGACGAATGTGGCCATACTAGTATTTATATCCTAAAATTACCAGAAACTAGCAATTAACTCAAAGGCCTCTTCGGCAAGTGGGGCGGCGTCGGCTAGCACTGAGTCAACTCCGCCTAATAGGTCTGCAGGCAATTCAAATGCTGAAATATCAAGTTGGTTCAAATCAAGTGGTATGTCAAGTGCGGCTGACGAGAATTCAATATTTGACAATATGTCCGATGCTCCGGGTATGTTACTCAACAAGTCGGCTGCTCCTGGAAGATTACTAATCTTGCTCAGCAATTGCGAAGCACCTTGTATTTGACTCACTAGACCTTGTCCTGATTTTATCAATGACAAAATGTTGTTTGCACCTGGCACCTGAGATAATACTGCTAATCCTGCTGATGATTGTGCCAATTGTGTTAACAGTATTGATGAAGACTGGTTAACAGCAGCCACCTGAGAACTTTGTGCTCTAGCATCAACTCCCAACACAGGATTGGCAAATATATTACGAGGTATCTTGTTGTTGCCAATTATGCTGTTGAAAGCAGTATCTATCACTGAACGATTCACTGTGTTGGAATATCCTCGAGGAGTTTGAACACCTGTTTGCAATGGATTGCCACCACCACTCACAGATTGATTCACTGTACCAAAATTCTGACCAAATATCGAATTGATGGCAGATGTAGTTAACTGACCAATATCACTGCCTCCCACTGTGTTATCTAACCAGGATGTGGTAGCACCTATTCCATAGTTGGCAGCATTGTTAACTACTGCTCCCAAGTCTGTGTCGGAACTGATTAAATTATTTGTAGTAGCCGACACCACTCCCAAATCAGATAAATTGTTGTAACTGGTTGTAAGTGTGCTTTGTTGTGCCGCGCTCTGCAACGTAGGATTAGACAGCACCGAATCCAAATTATCTGCGCCGCCTTCACCGGTCCATACAGTAGGACTACTCAATATTGATACAGTATTTGCAGGATCTTGATTGGTCAATTCTGCTGTTCCTGGTTTAATCAATCCTGCCTGCTGTAATTGATCAGGAGTGAGCCCGTAGGTGCCTAGACCTTTTTCGTTAGTAATTTCTGTAGCCGGCTGATTTACTGCCGCGGCTGTGCTTGACAACAAACCTTGAACTTGTGTAGTTGATAGTGGCCCTACTATACTGCCTGCCAACACCGGGGTGTTAACAAAAGTTGATATGTTCACAGGATTTTGTGCAGGAAGATTTGGTATCTTGGTCACAGCGCCAGCAATTTGTGACAGCGTACCGGGTGTGATTGATGATGTGACTTGAGATAAAGCAGTGGCAAGACCACCTTTGGCCTGTATCAAACTGTTCAAAACATCACCCGACCGCAGTCCTGTTAAACTACCGGTTGCTGATTGTTGATTAAAAACTGCCAAGGCTTGATCGTAGGTAGATCCTGCTGGCCCTGTTAATTCAACTTGTTGACCTGTTGGAGTAATAAACTTAAAAACGTTCATGACTTGACTTGAAAATTCCATCCTGCTGGTACAGGTTCTGCTGTGGGTGGTGGTGTAGGTTGTCCATCAACAAAATCTACCACCACACTCACACCTTGGTTGTGATATTTATAGGGTTCATGTGTGGGTGCCCGAGTCACAATACTTTCCAATGCACCGGCTTTGACCTGCCACCCTGTGCTGTTATTAAAACTAGTATCATCTAGTGTGCGCTTGGGATACAGTTTAGGGGGTGTTACTGTTTTAGCACTTCCTCCATTGAGGTCAATGCGTCCTGCCTTGAGTGCTAGTTTTGTTCCGCCTTGCCACGAACTAGTTGATCCTTGCAAACTTAAACTGCCATCACTGCGAACTCCCAATGCGGCTGTGCTGTACAAGGTCATGCCTGCTTCGGCCGCCAAGTTCATTGTGGTTACTGCACCTATGTTGGTGGCTGCACCACTCTTCATGCTGATATTGCCACCAGCATACATGTTGATGTCTTTGTCGGCATGCAGATTAATTGTGCCCTCTGTGCGCACGTTCACACTGTTTGTGGAATACACATCCACTGTGCCTTCCACCCCCAGTTCAATCCAAGTTTGTCCATTGGCATGAGCAATGTAGATAAAGTCATTGGAGTCATTCATCATGATCTGATGTCCTTTGGCTGACCTCAAACGGAACAAAGCATTGTTGCTGTCAAGGTCTCCGTCGTCCATCACAAGAGTGTGTCCACCATAGCGACCAATTACTTGCACGTCTTGTGGATTTACTGAGCCAGTGCTTAGTTGTTTACGAATTGTGTTGGGATCTTGCCCTCCGGCGTAGATGGGTATTCCTGGGGTAGATATACCATAAACTGTGCTGGGACTTTCTCGTTGTGCGCTTGACCCAATGGGTCCGCGTTCAGGGTCGTTGTTCAGGCCCTGTTGGAAATAAATTGCGGCCTGCACACTATGCACAGGCTTAGGTTGATCGTAGAATTTAGGATTTTTATCAAGTTGTTCGTTTTCATTGTTAATTTCAGTTACTGGCAATTGCGGTGAGTTTGCAAAATAAGACTCTTGTGCTTTGTTGCCAGGAACATATTGACTTTTAGGAACAGCACCAATAGCCGGAATCATACGATTCACACCAGGATCAGGTATGCATCCTATATAGTAACCAAGGTTAGGATCGCCATTGACAAAGAAACACAAAACTCGTGTGCCCATGTCTGGGGGAGTGAACCACATGCCATAACTTTGTTGGTTACCTGGATAAGTTCCTGCGCCCACACTGGTACTGTTTTTTTCTGTCACACCATAGAATGGAGGCAAGTAGTTGACCAGGCGCCAACCACTGGGATTGTCTTCGGGGTTATCTCCGCTGAACTGTTCAATGTAAACCCACAGTCTACCCGATCTAATACTATCCACATTGTTTTTGACCACGCCTACAAAAGGGCCAACATCAGCAATTTGACCGCCTCGATCAAATTTAAAATTTTCTGACCGTCCTGAACTTCGCTCTAGATTTTCTGCCATTGTTTTTCCTTATCCTGGTCCGCCATTTTTGGCTATTAGTTGCGGTGCTTTTGGAGTTCCTGTTGCATTGGTGGTACCATCTATTATGCTTTGTAAATAGGCACGACCTCCGAGTGCTTGAATATCTCTTGCAGAACCATTTTCCAATACTGCTTTGGCTTGGTCTACCCCAATTCTTCCAGATGCTACTTCATTTTTAGCCGCCTGTAAGGAAGAATTGGCAAGATTAGTTATACCATCTGGCCTAGACAGAGGCTTATTTTTACCGGCATTAAGTAAACGCTGTGTTTCAGCGGCACTTTGATTTGAGTTCCTTGATTGATTATTTGTTGGTTGCTTAGTGTTACGAGTTGCTGTTTGTTGTGTGCTTGCATCATAAGTGACCCAGGCACCTTCCAACTCCTGAGTAAACTTACCGCCTCTAAATGTGTGCGTTGCTTTGGATGCAACATATACGGTTTCAACTGTGTTTTTACCGTCAGGCGTGCTCGGGGCAGTCAGCGGGTCTATTAACCCGGTTTGCAAATTATAGTCAGCAGGAGTGTTAAAGGCAATTTGAAAATATGCACCACTGGCCACTGAGTTAATGGTTCCATCGGCCAAGAAAGGTCCTGTTGTAAACATTTCTGGATTGACATACTCTAACAGTGGACTAGGTAACCAGGCAGGATCTCCCACAATGGTTATTTTTGCTGAGGCTAGGTCTGATGTATAGAGAAAATCTGCGGCATTGGCGCCGGGCTCATTGGTATTTTTATCGCCGCCTTGATTGCTTTGGCCACTGGCTGGAAACACATTGGTTCTCCAGGTTTCTTGCGGATTGGCTTTTTGAACTCTCATGTCAGGAGCGGTGGTTCCTGTAATGGCCTGTGTCCATTGATTGTTAAATGACTGTTCAAAATTTAAAACTGCGTTGTTTTCACCCGTGAACCAGTATTGATAGGACTTGTGAACTCCTCTATACTTGCCAGAAGGAAAGTATGTGCTCAACATAGGAGTTTCATAAGGCACAACTGTAAAAGTCATACGATAGGCATTGTCTCTTCTTTTATAGTCATAGCCTAAAATATCTATATTGCAGAGAACTTGAAACCAGGCAAACTGTTGTGCTTGACGCGGAGATTTATCCCAGGTTTCAGTTGATTGATTCCAAATCTCTTCTGATTGATCTTGTATATAACTGCTACTTCTTATGACTTGGTCAATAAATTGAACGATTTGTTGTCCTGCGCTGGCTGCTCGTGCTCGTGATTTTGGATCCATACTTTGCTTGTTGGGCAAAAGTTTGTCGGCTGCTGTTCCACCCGTGGCACCAACAACCAATGCTTTGTCAAGACCCCCCGGTGGCACAACCAAAGCATCAGCAATGATACTGTCGGCAAATTTTATCTGATACTCATCTGCAATTTCAATCAAAGGAGCAAGTTTGCCGGTTGAATCTTTGTTGTTTAGCAAAGTCAATTGATAGTTGTTTAGCGCCGCTATGAGTCCAGTACCCACAGTGGGTGTTGAAGGTTTAGGAGCGGCACTGGCTTTTGGTGGCGCACTAGTGGCTGGCCCTAAGTTATCTTTAATTTTTGTTAGAAAGGATGACTCGTTAACTATAGGAGACGATCTGCTGATCACCGCTGCCGAGGGTATATTTTGTGCCGTTGTTCCGGCGTTAGGAACGGCCCAAGATGGTACGTCTGTTTGAAATTTTGTTGCCATTATAATCCCCCTCCACCAAAGGCCATACCTTGATCATTTACTGTATTAGGATCTGTGCCCGCGGCAATGGCGGCTTGTTCTCGTGTGGATAAATCTCCAACCTTGACTGGAGGACTACTATTAATTGGCTTTCCGTTACGAGTTTGATCACCAGCGGCTTGTGAGGCCGTTTGTTGTTGTATTTGTCCTACCAGAATATCTTTAACTGTGGTTCCAGTAAATTGCGCATTAAATGGAATACTACCACGATCACTACTAAATCCAATACGTGTTGACGGCGCCGCGCCTGTGATCTTGTATTCTGTCAATTTGCTACCCACTGAATATGACAAACTAGTTTGTTGATAAAATATAAATTTTTCCACTGCCGCTGAAGGATCTGTACTGCCAACATTGTTGGTTATGGGTTGTACCAATTGTCCTTGTTCATTATAACCATAAAAACGTATGACCATACAATACATTCCAGATGCATAATTTATAAAACTGCTGTTATCTGAACTTGTTCTAACTCTTTGATTATAAACTTCGTTGACTGCGCGATAAAGATTTAACGGCAACGTAAGTCCATTGGGCTCACTAACGGTAAATGATATATTTTTATAAGCCATTGGTCCACCAGATTCAATTTTTGCCGAATAAGCGGTTTCTATTGTTAGATTATCTAAGTAATAGTCTAAATTAAAATATGGACTGCGACTGTATCCTGTTGGTGCTGTAGGGCCGGTGCCGGCTGGGTTGAATACACTTTCTTGTATCTCTTGGCGTGGATCAAAAACATTTTCTTGAACAGCATTGATATTTTGACTGGCACCACCGCTCTGTGCCAATAGATAGTACCCGTTAAGATTTTTTTTGATACTACGAATGGTTGTGTTGTAAGCAGTAGGATCCACTAGGTACCAACTGAGAGAATAGGTATAACTAGGATAATTATCAAGAACATTAGTTCGTTCTTGTATGAAGTTGTTTTTGGCTGCATAAAGTGCATCCAATCGATTGACCACAACACTTGGCGTGGCCGGAGTATTATCATCACCTCTTGATCCACTGCCTGGTCCGCCGGACGGTGCGTACGAAGATCCACTGCCGGGGTTTCGTTGTAATGCCGCCAGTTGTGCTTGTGTCAATGTTCCATTGTTGTTGTAGGTTGTGGCTTGTGTTTGAGTAATTGGTCGTACTGGGGCATCAGTACCTGTTGTGGGAGTGTTCTCAGTAGTGGGCGTTGATTGAGCATTTGTGCCCGAGCCCGAACCAGCAGGTTCAATACGACCGGTGGGAGTAACTATTTCCTGTCCCACCGGTGGGCGGATGGCGTTAGCCCCTTCATCTCGAGCCAAATTAGCATTACCTACAATGGCACCTGAACTGGCCACAGCCTGGCCTCCTGTTAAACTTTGAAAAGTAGGAATCAGTGACGAATCGATTATACCAGGAATATTTAATATTTGGCCGTCAGATCCACGTGCTGTTCCAATCAACAGACCTGTTTTTGTTTCTGCTATAGCAATGGCGTTGTTATATGCACCACGACTTTGGTCTGAGTTGTTCCAAGACTGGAAAAAATATTGTAAGAAAAGATCAATCTGCGCTTGAGTGGCCATTGTATTAGAATCCTAACGTACTACGTAGTGTGCTGAGTTTAGGAAGATAAATTTGCACACCGGCCTTGAAATCCAACGGAGGAGCAGTGAGTGTGTTAGGGTTGCGTTGATAAAACACCCACCACAAGGCCGGGGTGCTGTACAAGTCGTAGGCCAAGAGATCCGGTCTATATTGATAGGTTTGATTGATCAACATGATCTGATCATCAGTTGCTTTGGGTATAGGACGATTGGTCATGGTGTCCAAAAAGAACTGACTGTATCCTGTGGTATAATAAGGACTAGTTGCGTTGTATGTGGCCATTACCAGAATCCTCCCTTGAGCAGGGCGCCGCTGGCATAATCTGCAACGCTGAACTGATTGGTAATTTGACTACGTGATTGCACCGGTAGTAGGCTCAATGAAATATCCAATTTGGTTGGTACATAAGTGGGTTGATTTTGTCCCAGGGTAGGCGGTTGTGGCCTATTACGCTCTGCACCATAACTGATGCCTTGACCGCTGAACAGATTTTGCAATCGTGCCACAGCGCCCGAAATAGGATTGGTGGGCAAGTCTTGTCTGTTTCGTCGAGTCAATAGATTGGTGCCATTAATGTTGGTCGACCTGGCTCGTATGTAGTCTATATCTCTGGGCAGGTTGTAATTAAAACTGGTCACCACGCATGGGTGTCCGGCAAATTGGTATTGCCCTAGGCCTGTTAGATACACCAGGGGAGGAGGTGCACCACGTTGCGGATCTTGTCCGTAGAACATCTTGGTCACGGAACGGAAAAAATGTATCACTGCCAAAAGATAGTCGGCTTCCGCGCTGTCTTGTGCAGTAAATGTTGCCGACATGTTCACAGCATCCACAGAACTACTTTTATAAAAATATCCTTTGTAATTGCTGTGAGTCAAGGCATAAGTTTCATAGTCGGCTTTGTAACTCATTTCAATTTGAGGAGTATAAGGAAATATCACTCCGCCGGTGGTTTTTAAAGGTGCTAGTATTCCAGGATCATCTACGTTATACAAATAATTTGCGCCCTTGGCCAGGCTCAGTCGCACACGCCAATCACTGTTGTTGACTATTTTCTTTTGTGCGGCCAATACTGCCTGTTGTTGGGCAAATGCTCGACCTACTTGTGTTTGAATTGCTGAGTCTTGGGCGGCTGTGGTAAATCTAGCGGCTGGAGGAATTGGTGTGCCGTCAACATTGACTGGATTGCCAAAGGCATCGATAAAACCACCATTGCCAGTTGGGTCAGGAAAAATATTATTGAATGCTTGGCCGTCTTGCACATTAACTGGTGCGGCATTAGTGGTTGGATTGACCACTGCGGCAGTGATCTGTTGAGGTCCTACAAAGTTAGGATCAGTATTGACATCAACTACAGGAACATTTGATCCGGCTGTGGTGGCGCGGTAACCTGCTGAATTAGTGTCAATCGCGGCTTCGTTGAACTGAATGGTTTCTTGAGTAGTTGCAATGTAGGCTTGGTTTTCAGTGACACTTTGATTTTGATCAAAGATATTTTGCACCTGAGCGGCATTGTTAGCCTCTAGCACTGCTCGACGTTCTGCACTGATGTTGGGGTCAGACAGTTCAGCATTATTTTGTGCAATGTAACTTTCACTGTCTGAAATTTTTTGTTGTGCTGACTGAATTGTTTGCGTGGCTGTTGTTATTCCGTCTTGGCCTCGAGAGATTTCAGCGGCTGCCTGATCAATGTTTGCGAGATAAGGATTAGGAGACTGAGCATTTAGTTGAGCGGCAGCGGCTGCTGTCTGTTGGTTGGCGGCAGCAATTGCGGCGCCTGCGCCTGTGTCGACTGCGGTAGCAGATACTACTGGTGTTCGATTAAATGTTTCAATTTTACTTTGTGCTACTGGATCGATTGACGCTGATATGTTGGTAGGTATTATTTGTTTGCCTGCTGAGTCGACCGGATATGATACTCCTGTAACTGGATTGTACACAATACCCGACGAGTCAACAAATACAGGTAATCTGGCGGCAGATGTGTTCACTGCATTTGTGGCCGCAGTTGTGTTTGGTGTATTAGGATCAACTAAACTATTAATGAATGCAGGATTGATATTTTTTGTTAGTTGTGCTGTTTGTTCAGCATTGAGAATGTTTAAACCGTATGCATCTTGGGTGGGACTAGAGGCTGTGTCTGTTATTTGTCCAGGATAATTATCATCCCACCAGGCAGGATTGCCAGCCTCATCAGCCACCTGTTCACCAGTGTAAGTTTCTGTTACTTCGCCATCAATCTGTATCTCTGCGGGTACATCTTCGGGTGCGGTCCAGATAAAATTTTCTTCATCCATGTTTGTTCCTTGACCCTGTATTTAACCAAAAAATTAACTGGTCCGTTTATAAAAGGTTGACAACTAGTACAAATGTGCTACAATAAGTAATATTTTAAAGGAATCCCCAGTCAATGACTGCAACTATCCGTGCTACACCAAAAACTAACTATCTCAACAATAGAGATATTCTCAAAGAGATTCACCTAAGTAAAAATACCTACTGCTCTTTCCGAGATCCGGCCATCGATCATCAATTTGATATAATCCTACCCTCCGTGAGCAAGATCAATCAAAAGACCATAGCCGAAGCCCGACGCAACCGAGCAGACAGGCTCAAACGTGAAGGTACTATAGTAGACCCTAAGAAAATACCCAACACAGACATTGTGTTTCGTATCACCTGTTGGGAACACATTCCAATGGCAGCCAAAAAGATCACCAAGGCTGAAGCCAAAAAGCGTAAACTAGAAGACTTGTTGGAACTGGATGATGTTACGGAAGACCCACTAGCGGACCTTGTAGAGGAGCCAATTTTGAATCCCTCCCACCTGCGTGTGAACTTTACCCCGTTTTGGCATTATCGAATTGACGTCAATAAGGGGGCTTTTGTGGTGGGTAAATAGGACGGGCGGG